CAAAAGACTTCTGGATGATGTGTGGCATATTCAAGATCTGGAGTCCTTGTTGGGTAATTTGATTAAAGCTGCAAAGCATGATAACAAACCTCAATATGAAGTTTGGGACTTTCTTGACACCACGGCTTTTGACCCAACAACTGTTTGGCTCAAATGATAGTACATTTTACCAAGAGAACCAACAGATGGCTCTATATAAACCACATAAATCCGGAGATACTTAGAAGAGAGATTATTAGGTTGTGCAGGGGTAAGGATAACAACAATCATCCTCGTGTGGTTATCAATGTTAAGAAATCAGGTCGCAACAGTGATTATGATCCTTGTGGTAACATTATTAATATTGGTAGATACTCTCATTCAAACAATCACAAATTAATTGTGAAGGGGTTTCTAAGAGTTCTCATTCATGAGATCAGGCATTTCATACAATACAAAATACACAAAAGAGTCACAAACATAGCTTATACCGATTATGACTTTCAGAAAAATAATCATAGATATTTCAATGATCCATTAGAAAAAGATGCCAGGAAGTTCGAAAGAAAACACCTGGAACGTTTATTTAAAAAAATTTACAGCTCTATTGTGTGGCTATAGGAGCTGCACCTGTGGCTGCAGGAGCACCTGCCTCTGGTGCACCAGCAGTCTCTGGGGCAATTGGAGCTTCACCACCTGGAGCTGGTCCAAAAGCTGGAGGTGTACCAGCTGGAACAGCACCACCACCGCCGCCACCGCCCAATCCACCAGGCACTCCGCCTTCAGCACCGGGTTGCTGTACACCTGCTGCATATACATCTCTCCAATTGGGCCCATTGGCTGCAATTTGTTCCAATTCCCATCGAAGTTCGCTATCTTTTCTTAGGAATTCTCTGTTAGCTTTAATCTCAATATCACTCCAATTCAAATAATTTTTTTGTGCATAAGTTTTAGAAACACTGTCCCCAGCAGTCAAATCATTGAATGCTTTGACTTTGAGCTCCAATTTCTGTGCTTCTCTCATTTCATAAAAATTAGTTGGCACATTGAAAATAAATGAAATGTTCTGTTCTTTTAATTCATATTTGTCCCATAATTTTCTCAATTTCAAGTGGGTTATGAATCCATTCTTTAATCCTTCTGCGAAATGCTGTTGCACCCTCACAATGAATTTAGCAAATTTTAATTCTTCTCTGAGAATATTCATGTCGGGTGTATAAGCATCATCTGGATTCAAGCGTGTGACTGGCACCTTGAGACTTTTGTACAACTTCTTCACAAAGTAAAGCATCTCTTCCATGCCCCAGGCAGAATTTGCACCTTCCAATTGCTGCACCGATGTGCCATCAGATCCAGTTCTCTTGGCAAACCAAAAATTATCCAGAATGCTCTGAGGATTGAATTTCTTAACTGTGTTGCCCTGATCCACATCAAAAGTTTTTGTGGACCAATATTGTTGCATCAATCTCTTCAAATAAGCTTCAGCCTTGGGAGGTGGCATTGCACCTACATCCACATTGAAAACTAAGCGTGACGGTGCACGTGCAAGTCGATATATCACAACTGCATCTTCAATCAAGCTAAGCTGACGGTAGGCTCTGCGCGCATTTTCTATGAACGGCAGTCTCATGGTCTTGTTCTCATTCCAGATGCCACTGTTGATGTATGTTATCTGGTTAACATCCATGGGTATCATTTCATAGCGAACTATTTTGTTGGGATTGTTGGGATCAAAAACAGGCTTGCGTAACAAGTATCCTTTGACAATCATGTTTTGCACATTGCCATATATGGGGTCAATGAATTCAGTGGGCACAGTTACTACCCCTAGGATACCTTCATCGGTATATTCTTTGTGTATTACGTGTTCAAAGTAAATTTCACCATCAATGAGTAAAGACCTGAACAGTTCAAATCCCCTCCTGTTCAAATCAAAATAAGTTATGTATTTCTGAAACTCATCTTCCAGGTTTTGTTTCTCATCATCCCTCAATTTCATGTCATTGAGTTCCAACAGAACAATTTTATTATTATCATCTCTGTTGATGCACTCATCACATATTTCATCTAAAGCATCAGCAACTTCAGAAAATGCTGCCATGACTCGGTAATCGCGTAACCTGGCCAGTTTGTCATGCTGTATGCTTGCATACATGAACTTGGTGAAATTGTTATCCAGTCCAATGACACCTGCTGGATCGGTATTATTAAAAATGGTGCTGCTGCTGATGCTGTGACGTGCTAATGCTTCAGCACGCTTGCTTCCAGTGCCCTGAAACTCTTTAAACTTAGGATTCAATTTGCTTATGGTATCTATGGCGGCATAGCCTTGATAAGGCATGCGGTTGTTGATGAAATTCATTAATGATTGACCGAAGGTAGAGGATCTACCAGTATCTGCATTTGCGTACTCAGTCATATGGTTTATTTATTAAAATAACTAGTGTATCAACTTTTACCACTTGATTTTTTGGTGTTATACGATTATAATATTACTGGTATAAAGGCTATCTGTAATGAGATTAATCAAAGATATTGATATTCGATTCACTTTCCCGAAATTTCTACTAATATATAACAAGAGCAATGAGGATAAGAATTTTGGATTACATGTGTCTAATTTGGACACTGGTGTGCATTTGAGTGCTTATGATTATGGTTTTGATTTGAAGTTGCAATTTCTTGGATTTGGAGTGTGTATATGGTGGATGTAATATTCAAGTTTTTTCACCTTATAAATGTAATTACTGCTTATAAGTCAACAGAATATTCTAAGCTCATCAGAAGCTCCACAAAACAGAAGCATGATTTAATTGAATCGCATCCTTTCTTTAAAAGACTCATCAAAGGTAACCTAGACAATGAGGCTTATGTAGCATATCTGTTCAACTTAAGCTACATTTACAGAGAGATTGAACAAAATTTTTATTCTGAAATTAATGATATGGATTTGATTCAAACAAAAAAAATCTTACAAGACATTGAATCTTATAAGAAGTTTTTAAAACTAGATTCAGATATATTTTGTGTAAGTTTCTATAATGATTGGTTGAATCATATCAAGAGCAAGCCCAAGTTTTTCAGAAAGACTGATTTATATATAAGATGGTTGGCAGATATGTATGGAGGTCAAATCATCATGAGAAAGGTAAAATTCGGAACAAAATATATTTTCAAAGACCTGAGGAACAAAATTAAAAAATTGAGACACTTTATTGAGCAAGGATTGAATCACAATAATATTCAGAATTTTATAGAGGAAATTAATAATTCTTATGATCTTCATTACAAGCTTGTGGACAAGCTGTCCAGATATTATAACATTGAAAATTAAAAATATCAGATATAATTGAATTATGATAATTAACGACATTAAAACATATGACGGTGTATTACTGCACAGTAGATTTGCTTACAGATATTTTAAGAACAAAGTATTGCCAATCGGCAATATCATAGCTTTCAGAGGTTCGGCAAATGTTGAGACTGAGGGGTTGATTGATCAAGAGGATGCTATTAACAAAGATTTTATCTATAGCGAAGATATGATTCACTTTCTGTATGAAATGCCTCTAATTAAGGAAAGCTTTGGTGCTGTAGCTTATCAGAGACTCTTCAACTCCAATGTTGCTTCAATATTGGCCAAGTACCTGGATGCACCCATTGAAGTGGATGGTGATGATTTGATGATCATCAAGGAATTTACTAAGAATAAAATCACACAAACCAAGGGAAAATGCAGCGTGAGTATTGTGCACGTCAAGGATGGTGCTGCTCTCGGTCACACAGGCATCAATGTTGAGGCTGGTGATAAAGCACCGGCTTTTGCCTACAGTACCAAATTGAATGACGATCAGTGCAAGGAATTCATGACCAAGGTCATTGAGCATTTTTACAACATGAATGATGATATCTTCATTGCAACAACAAAGATAATATCTCATTGAATATATTTGACGTCATTAATGACATAGCCTTTTCAAAAAAGACTAGACCTAGCTTTAATTTGGAGGAAGAGAAGAATATTCAGCCATTTCTATTGAATCGATGGATATCAATGCTCGATCCGTCTGCAGCTCTCATAGTTAATGAAACACTCAACAAGTATGGCAGAAATCTAAGCAGTCATGAGTGTTATAAATTTCTCATAAATGTGCTGCCAAAATATAAGTTCAGACGGATAGAATACATCAAGAAGCCCAAGAGTAAAGATAGTTGATATAGTAGCATTTACTCATAAATGATTGCATGGGAAAACCAAGCATAGATTCACTACCAACACAGAAAAGTTTAATTGATTTAAGCGGATTACCAAAAAATACTTTTAACAGTGTTTTGATGGGATATGACCTAGTAAACGTGTTGGATGACATACTGTTGGTAGAATTCACAGATGCAACTCACACTGGAAATGAAATAATAAGAAATGGCATTGTTGTACCGGTTAATGCAGATACAAATGCCTGGAGAATTGGAAGGGTTATAATTGCTGGTCCATCATGCAAACTAGTGAAGAAAAACGATTATGTATGTTTTCCTAACAACATGGGCATACCAATTGCAAACATAGAAATAAAAGGACACGGTACACTCAGGCAGGGCATATTTTTAAACGAGCAGAGAATATTCGGTATTGTTGAACCAAGAGAGGAAAATGCTAATCAACCTATCAAGCCTAAAGTCCGTGCTGCAAAATAATGTCTGTGAAATAAAGTTTGTAAGACGGATATCCAGGCCAGGTAGACCTCCTTTCAGAAGAATGCTATGCACCACATCACCTGCTGTACTCAACACTGTAAACGGCAGAATAACGCTAAACTACAGACCCTCAACCAAGCCTCTAAAATATGATCCTAACCAGAAAAACTTAGCTATTGTTTGGGATATTTTCATGCAAGACTACAGATGTGTAAATACCAACAGCTGCGATCTCATAACCTCCATACCAGCTGGCGATGCGTTCTGGACTTATTTTCAAAAAAATCTAATGAAATTGACCACTGCACAAAAACTTGCATTCATGGATTCATAATATGTTGTACGAAAAGCTAGAAAGACATGTGAATGGTCTGTTGCAGAGAAAGGTAGAAATATGTCTAAACAACAAAACTCTCAAGACAGGCAAATTAATATTGTTTTCAGTAAAAGACTTCTACATATGCTTTACTCTGCTCATAAACAATGCAAAAAAAGTGTATGAAATGCCTTACCCATTTAGATTTGACTATCTTGATCACGGCATTACTCTGCATTATCAAGAAAAACACATTACCTTCAAAGGTAAAAAACCCAACTTCTACTCAGAAATATTCAATGTCAAACCAAATAAATTCTTAAATCAGCAAGTGCACATAAAATACGTAGAATAACTTATTTTTCAATATATAATAATACAAGTTATGCAAATAGTACATTGTGAAGTTAAATTGGATAAGAAGCGGTGCACAGATAAAGATTATTTTGACTCTAAGCTCAAGCAATTTTCCCGCGAAGTAAAGAGAAGTGGTGTTTTGGAAGACTTGAGAAAAAAAGTATGCTATCTTAAGCCATCACAGATGAAGAAGTTAAATAAACAGA